ATAACTCTTGAGTTACCTGCTGAACGCCTTCCGCTGTCATTACTGGTGAAGGGTCAGCAACTTTAACCGCTTCGTATAGCTCACCAGACTCAGTTTTTAGTCGTTGAGCTGCGCCAGAAACAAGCGTCTGAGCCTCTTCCGCTGCAACACTTGGTATGTTCCCGTATATGCCTGATGGGTTAACTATGTCTGAACCAAACTCTTGCTGAAGGGTTAAAGCATCTTGGCGTATTTCTGTAAGCTGCCTTTCATCAAAGCCTCTTATAGTGTCAGTACCCATTGATGAAGATGACATTTGCCTAAGCTCATCTTCTCGCCCTATCTGATCTGTCTGCTTGGGCGTTACGCCTTGAGGTAATTCTGCACCTCTTTGCCCCTGAGTTAGCGGGTACTTTGAGGTTTGAAGCACGTTAAATGAAAATCTAGGGTAAAGCGGCTCTAACGCAGCAGCAACATTTCGTCCAGATTTGGACGCACTTCTTGCTGTAGCTTTAATGCCTGCTCCTATTCCTCTAGCAATTGGAGGTAGCATTACGTCAGCGCCAACGCCGATTGCTGTAGACAAACCAACTTGCTTACCCTGATCTCCAAGGGTTTGTTTTTTTGCCTCGTAAGTCTCTGGGGTAATTATGTTTTCGCCAGCAATGGTTGCGACTTCTGTTCCGCTATATAAACCAAGACCTCGCCCTATAGTGCTAAGCGTTGTTTTGGCTCCACTGACAAGTTTTGACGCAGGAGCATATCTTACAAACTCTCCTAAAAGCGTGTTGAGATCCATGCCAGAAGCGCCCGGCTTATTGATGTAATAAGGCACATCATTCCACACAATCATCGGCAAACCATACTGGTCTGAGTATCTACCGCCGTATCTTGGGTCGCCGTCAAAAGCATCGTGAATTATTTCAGCTTTGCCAAAATCATCACGGGCCATCATTCCTTTCAAACGCACACCAAAACCTTCAAAAAAGCCGGGGGCATCCGCGCCCATATCCGTCAGCTCAGGCAGGTTAGGAAACTCAATAGGCACACCCTCACCAGTGTACGCTTGGCTAACTGCTTCTGGCGCGTCCATGATCATATCCAAAACGCTGCGGTCTGGTTGGTTTTGTTGCGCGACCACATCTTCGTCAGGCTCGTTAGATCGGCCCATCGGCGCTCCTGCGAAACCATCTGGTAAACTTTTTAACGCCATGAATTATTTACCTTTTTTAAAACCTTTAATTATGTAAACAGGCTCGTTTTCAATCAAAGTTCTTCCCTGAGCGTCTCGGTTTATAAATACGGCACCGTTAGGCAAGCTACTCATCCAGTTGAGTATTTCCTGTTCGTTGGAGCTGTCACCTGCAAACTTTTCAAAGATGCCCATATCAATACCTTTGATTACATCGTTAACCTGCTTGCTATTGATGTAATCTCCAGAGGTCAAAGCCTCTTCTTCTGCCCTATTGTATGCAATAGAGTTTTCGGTCATTTTCTTGTAAACATACAGCGCAATATAGTTTGCTTCTGGAGTTTTGCCCAAGTCTAAAATAGCTTGCCTGTAAGCTTTAAATTCCATATCAGAAGTAGAGCCAGAACCAACTGGTCTAATCTTCGTGGCTAGAATATTAGATATTCCAACCAATGATTCTATTTGAGCAATTGATGGATCATCAGTGCCAAACACCTCAGTAAACAGTTGTTTAACGGGGAAAGTTATTTCCGTCAATCTACCTGTTTCAGCGCCATCTTTTAACAACATTAGCGCCCTTTCAACCTCTGGCAGCAAGGTTATTGCTTTGTCCACATAGGTACTGTTGTTCTTAGCAATTATCTCTAATCGTTTTTTGCTGTAGTCAGCCATGTTAGTTGATTCGCCCGTGGCTGTATTTAACATAACATTGAATACTTTATCGCCTTGAACCAATGGCCTTAGCTCGGTGTACTTGCCGCCGCTAATAATTCTTTTGCCAATCAAAGAAGGATCATCAGGAACTAACTGTTGCACCGCGCTTTCAAAGTAAGGGCTTTCTTTGGTAAGCCCCAACCCCTCAATGGTTTTTTCTGCATCAGCTCTGTTTTGATACATGGCAATAGCGCCAGCATCAGGAACCTTCCAGCCTGTAGATGGAGCCGCTACATCTGCTAAGTTTGGCCTGTTTGCATAAATTTCAGACTCGGTGAGAAGCGGCCTTGATCCCGACTCATAAAAAACACCGCTAACAACAATCCCTTCTGGATTGGTGACAAGCATCTCGGTGACCTTGTTGTCGGAGTTTTCTTTCGCTCTCAACAAGGCGTATTCATTCATTAAATTTCTGGCTGAGTCTTCATCTTTCTTAGCCATCTCAAAAGCTTTCATGCCAATGGCTCTGTCTTCTTGAAGCCGTTGCTCTTTGAGTGCTGCTTGCTCTTTACCAAATTGAGCCAAGCCCATGCCAGCAGATCTAAATACGCCAGCGGTAGGGTCGGCAGCAAGCATTGCGCCGCCAACAGTAGAAGCCATGTCATAAAAGCTTGGCCTAGACCTAGAGCCATAAACATTTCGTAACTGGTTTTGATACTTTGCAAAGCTATCATCGAAATCAGGGATTTCTATGCCGGGTAGTTGGCTTCTTGATGCAGAACGATTAGCGCGAGCAGCTCTTTGGGCCTGCTCCATCAAATCAACAATCTCCTGCTGCTGCGAAGGCATCCCAAATTTTTCTCTATTTTTACTAAGATCAACATCTAATGCAGCTTGTACGTTTGGGTCAATAGGCGGCAACGGAGCTTTTAGCCCTGCCGCACCACCACCCTCTAAGTTCTGGATCTGTTGCTCTAACTGCGCTCTTGATATAGCCATCTATCTATTACCCCCCGGCAATGTAGCCGGTTGAGGCTGAAATCGCCCTTGATTTGTGGCGTATTGCTGTGGCTGACCGTAGAAGTTACCCAACGCACCCAGTGTCGCTAATCCCGTACCAACACCCGCTTGCAATGCGCTTGGGTCTGGAGCGAAGGTTGTCTGAAACTGTGTCTGACCTGCTGGAGCCATGCCGACAAACGGCATCAATGCTTGATACTGAGCCAATGGCGCTTGTTGAGCTTGCAGTAAGCCAGCACGTTGAGCATCTAACTCTCGCTGTCTTTGTTGCTGAGCGAAGCTACCCATGCCTTGTAGTGCATTTACGTCAGCCATGCCAGCCTGCTGAGCCTGATTACCAAGACCGCTCAAGAAGCCACCATAGCCTGTCTGAGCCGCGCCTAGCTGCTGCCCTGCCTGAGCTTGCTGTTGACCTATTGAGCCGTATTGACCTGCTAGAGCGCCTGCTACGCCCATACCCTGCTGGCCTGCCGCAGATCGAGCTGCCGCGTCTTGAGCGCCGTAGCCTGACAGTGTTTGGCCTAAACCAGTGCCAGCCGCATAGCGTTGCTGAGCCGCGCCAGCCATTGTGCTACCTAACTGTTGCTGAGCGCCAAGCTGTTGCTGCGCGGTTTGCTGAATGAGGTTGCCGTAGCCCGTGCCTGCGCCAAGTTTGGCTTGAGCCGCCTGAGACATCTGGCCTGCAACATCTCGACCTGCACCATAAGCTTGGCTAGACAATCCTGCCAAACCAGAAGATGCTGAGCGAGCTGCCTGCTTCTGGCGCTCATCTTCACTGATTGCTGTCTGTTGAGCTTGCTGAAAGCCTTGTGAACGCAGTGCGCCAACGCCTTGAGCCAAACCCTTACCCATTGCTTCGGCTCGCTCCGCCGCGCTTAACCGCGCTCTGGAGCCAAATGCAGACTCACCACCAGATGATACGTCACGCGCATATTGGGACATGTCCTGCTGAGCCAAGCCCTTGGTGGCGTCTTGAATCATTTGCTGGACAACTTTGTCTTCATATTGGTTCTGGTACTTGTCAGTACCTGCGCCAACATCGAATTCTCCAGTCGTACCTCTTAATAAGCCTTCTGACTCACCCAAGCTTCCGCGAAGCCTTTGAGCTTCGGTCATGCCCGTGCCTACGGCATCGGTAATATCTCGACCAAACTCATCAAATGTTGCACGACCTTGCTGGCGTGTGCGAGCCAAGTCTGCACCAAAACGGTCTGCGCTTGTCATGCCTTGAGCGGTTACGTCACCTAGATCGCCCCGCAGACGCTCCTCGGCAGCTACAGCTCTTCCACGGCCCTGCTGAGTTCCACCCAGCGAGTCCATTAGCGCCCTGTCTCTTTGGTCAAGCGCAAAGCGTGAACCCTCTCTGATCGCCTCTAATCCTTGCTGCTGAGCAACCTCTTGGTTACTGAAGCCGCCACGCATCTCGTCGATGCCTAGCTGACCACGGCGCATAGCCTCGTCCATAAATGGTTGCTGCACACCCACGTTTGAGCGAGCCAACTCCATAGCCCTGATCTGATCAGGTGACATACCTGCAATTTCTTGCGGTATAACAATTGGGCGACCTTGGTCATCAAAAAATGTTCTTTCTGCCGCTTCAAACGCGCCGGGTATAAATCCGCCTTGCCCGTCCAAACCAAACAAAAGCTGTTGAGTGATGGGGTCAAGGCGCTGTTCGGTCTTGGTCACACCAGAAACAAAAGGCTGTGATGTACTTCCGCCTTCTTGAAACCGCCTAACGCGAGAAAGCTGCCCGGGGGTTAATATGCTCATGCTGCTTTCTTCCTCTTTGACTTTGGCTTGTCTGCAAACTCGGCAAACAGATCCATCATTTCGTACATCAGAGCTGTGCCACCATCACGGCTTTCACCGCCATTTGGTGTCAGTGTAATGATTCCGCCATCACCTTGTGCAAGATCAAACGCGCCTGCACCACGAACTGCCTGACCCGTCATCACGAACTCGCCATCACTGAGCATGGCTGGTACATCATCACTGGTTTCAGTGCCTTCGCCTGCAATACCGCCGTTCTTACGTTTAAAGTCTTCTACAGCTACGTTACCGCCTTTCTTGTAAGCCATAGGCATAACTGGGCCACCATATCTAGCTGACATGATAGCGCCACCGTATCGGGCTGCTACTGGAACCTCATCTACAGGTGTTTTTCTACCACCACTTAGTGTGGGTATTGTACCTGTTGGTAACAAACCAAACTCAACAGGGTTTGGAGCAGCGTTACCAGTACGTCGAGCAATCTCAGCTTCAATGTTATATCGACCCGTGGAACCCTCTTGAGTGAGCGGGGTTAGGGCTACGCCTCTCTTGTTCTTGGCCTCGTCATAAGCAAGCTTGCCTAGCAGACCCGCTGCCGCCATGCCGCCAAGACCGCCACCACCTCCTAGCAAACTGCCTATGCCGCCGCTGCCAGAGCCGCCACCTAAACCACCGCCTAGCAAATCGCCTAAAGCGCCAAAGTTTCCTTTGTTGTCTGCGCCACCACCACTAATTAAATTGCTAAAAAAGTTTCCGCCGCCTCGGAAATTGCCTACGCCGGGCGTTCCTTGCAGCGATGCTAAAACTTGCTCTGGCGACAAACCTTTTGATAATCCTTGCTCGATTGCTGTGGTCAAATTAGGATTGTTGTCGCTCAGTGCGCCTAGCTGTTCAGCAGCACTACCACCACCACCACCTAATCCACCACCAAAGAAATCACCTATCTTGCCAAACTTTCCTACTCCGTCAGCGCCGGGGCCGGTAAAAATACTTCCTATTCCTTTTTTGAGGAAGCCTAATTTGTCGCCAAAACCCGCTTTCGCAAAGTTTGAAGCCCCGCCTAAGCTGCCTATTCCGCCTAAAGCCTTACCGACACTAAAGCCGCCAAGACCGCCAGAAATAGCGCCAGCCAAGCCCTTACCTGCAACCACGTTTGTTGCAGCGCCGATTGCTCCAGCGATCAAAGGCCCAACGCCGGGGATAAAGTTAGCTAATGGGCCAGCAATAGGCGCTATCTTTTTAGCAACCTTTTTTATGGCTTTACCGATCTTTTTAAAGAAACCAAACTCTTCTAAGCCAGTAGAGGGGTTTAAGCTTGCAATGCCCATCGCAACCACATGGCGCTCTGGGTCTATATCCAGCTCGTTAAATCTATTCTCTACCGCCTCCTCAAACTGAGCGTCATCAAACATCTCTGGAGGCAGAACAACTTCGCCGGGTCTTAGGTGAGCCAGAACCGTGTCATCGCCTCGACCCTCAGCCGCAAGCATTTGAGCCTGTTCAGCCAAGGGCGCGTTAGCGGCGTCACCGAGCCTTTCGTACATTTCGCGCTCTACAGGATCTTCAGCGGACGCTTGCAAGCCAGAAAGCTCGTCTATCGCCATGCCTAGCTCAGCATTTTGCTCGCCAGCCATCATCTCTTGAGGCATCTCTTGTCCGCCTTCTTCAGCCATAAGTTGAGCAAGCATCTCAGGTGGTATCTCAGGCTCAACACCGCCACCAAGGGCATACTGTTGAGGCATAGGCATCTCTTCGCCTATGAGATTCTGAATTCTGTTCTGAAGCATTTGATCCATTACGGTGTACTCACGGTTACTGACCCAACGGCTGACGTTATTCCCACGCCCGTTGGATAGGTTTGATGGCTGTATAAGTCTCTAAATCTAGTGCCATCAAAGGCTTGATGTATTTCGGTAGTAGTATTAAAGATAATACTGCCCGTTGCAAATTGAAGCTCGCTGATTTGATCGGCGTTAAAGTGCGGAGAAATCGTTATATCCACAGCGCCAAGGTTTAACTCCAACACTCGGATCAACCGATTAAACGTGCCTGAGTCTATCTTTTCTCCAGTTGCCAGAGGCAATCTTGTCTCAAGCAAGCGACTCACCTATCGTCTACCGCTTTGTTGCAGATCTAACCTTGTAGAACCCACCCGCCACTTATAACCCAACTGGTTTCCGCTGGCGTTGTCATCATCCGACTCAAACCGCAACACCACCTGCCTAGCACGGCTACGCAAGCTGTTGATTGTACTGGTTTCGGTTACCTGAGTCGTTGAGTCGGTGGTTAATGACTGACCGGGGAAATCTCGGCGCTTGAGCACAATATTCATGGCGGGAGAGTTTGATATACCCGCCTGCTTGATAAAAGCCACGTCAGGTATGACTCTCTTAACGAAGGCAAAGTTCTCGCCGTCAGAAACGTCAAGGTCAGCAGACTCAATGAACACATTTGTCATTGGTTGGGTGTAGTCATCAAATCCCGTTTCGTGATCGAACAACAAGTTCAAGCTGTCATTGACGCCTGTAGCCATTGGCTGATCTTCAACGCCTGCGTCCAGCCATGCGTATCTCACAAGAGATCCTATCGACCAAGTGTTCTCTTCATAGTTGTAGATGACGTATCTGCTTATCTCACCCGTGCCATCTTCTATGCTTGGATAGAAAAACCACATCTCGCCAAATTCTGAGTTCAGTCCCATGTGACACTTAAACGCTTGACCAAGATCCAAGTCTTCAAAAACGTACTCTTGAACCGAGCACGGAAGCTTTTGAACTGAGCCGTTGTAGAAGTAAAAGCCAGTTTTAGAAGCGTAGTAGACGCCGTTAGGCGCGTTTACCGCCGCCTTGGGGCCGACCATGCCAGCGCCTTCATTGATTAGGTTTATGGCAAACGTCAATGGTGGCCCGATAAAATTCATCGAGTACAGGCTGGTATCAGTCCAGATCAATATTTCTTGGCGAGACTTCATACCGCCGACAATAAACGACCCACTTGACAGTCTGACCGAGCCAGCACTGTTGGTTGCTAAAGGTTCAAACTGAAGATCATCTTCAGATGTACTGAACGCCACAAGCATGGGGTCAATAACGCCCGTCCTAGAGCTTCCTGATATTGGGTCTGCGCCAAGCACGATAAGGTGCCTATCGGTTTCGCTGGTGATTACCTGCAAGCCAACGGTAGGCACTAGGTTCGCGCCAGAAACGCCAGACAAAAGAACAGCCCTGACACTTGTTCCACTGTTTTCTAGCCAGCGGAATATGCCAGCACCGCGTGGGCAAATGATTAGGTTTTCACCAAAGTTGTCGTGAGTCCACAAGCGTAGTTGGTTTACAGCAGACACTGAGCTTGCAGAACCAAAGGTGCCTGCACCCCAAGCTCCAACGCCCCAACCTGTTCCTTGAACGTAGGTGTCGAGGCCAACATTTATTTGATAGGAGCCGTCTACACCAGAACCACCATTGCCTGTATCGCTGCCGTTGGCAGTGACTGTAGCGCCAGTAGTGTCCTTTGCAGTGATTGTGTAGGTGTTCGTGGTGAGAACTAAGTCGATCTCGTATTCTTGGTTTAACACTTCGGCAGTAACTAATCCGCCTAAAGAAACCGCACCAGAGATTGTTACGAAATCATTATTTACTGCGCCGTGCGTAGCGTCAGTCACTGTAATGGTTGAAGAGCCATCGGTAGCGGCAAAAGTTATGCTGTTGGTAGAGGTCTTGCGAATGGGCGTAACATCATAATAAATGTCACCATCTTCGATGTAGTATTTTACCGTGGTGCCAATACCAAGGTATTTTGTTGCCGCTAGAGAGATCCAGCTATGTAGCGCACGACCCGCACCAAGAAAGGTTTGACCGCCACGCTTGTACCAGCCGCCCATTTTTTCTGCGCGACCTTTTCTGAATCTTATTAAGTTTCCGTCAACCCAGCCGCCAGATGCGGCGTAGTCGGTTTCTTCTTTATTGATTCCCGGCTGAAATTCTACTTTGGATAGTGCCATTAGACATCTATGCCAACCGTATGATTGCGCCAGTGGCGGTTGGTGATGGGAAAACCACCGTAAAATCGCCAGCGGTAGAGGTCTTGTCACCACCAAAGTCTATCGCACAAACAGCCTTGTCAGCGTTGGTGTCATTATAGATCATGCAGCCACGGGCAGTGACTGTTGCCGTGCCAAAAGTAAGGTCGGCAAAGTCGCATACTGCGGTGGTGCCACTCAATACTGGGGTGATGTTTGTTAGCGCATTACCACCAGAGGTGTAGTTTGTGCCACTGGCTTGGCCTGTGGTCGTGAACGCCGTGGTAGCCGCGCCTAGTGTTGCGCTTGAAGTGTACAGCGCAAGCTTAAAGCTGTTTCCAGATGACGCAGTAAAGTTGTGAGTTCCAACAAGAACTTCTTGTTTGAAGGATGAGCAAACCGCCGAGGTAATAGCCATATCAAAGCTCCTTAATAATCTTAGCCATGTCCTCATGGCCTTGTGCGCTTAACATTCCCCGTATTGTAACGCGATCTGAAGCAATTGCACTCTTAGTTCCTGCCAATATTACGTCATAAATGTAAGATCGGAAAGCCAAGGCTTGCTGTCTGACGTGCGGTTCTGCATTGACTGACACCGATACAATTTTATTTGTGATCTGCTCAGCCCAAAACTCAGGGTCATGGCCCTTGTTGTTTGTTGTTGAAACCATCACGTTGCCGATTTCAAAAGTTCCATTACCTGACATATCTAGCCCTTATATGGCTCTGGAGCGCGGGGCAACTCAGCCATCTTTATATTATATTTTTTGATCATCTCTTCGGT